CGATTGCTACGCAGGCAGCATCGAGTGTTTCTATTACGGGTGGATCGATTACAGGGATTACCGATCTAGCGGTTGCTGACGGTGGTACTGGTGCATCTAATGCAACCGACGCAAGAACCAACTTAGGCGTTACGGCCACAGGTCAGGACACGACTTACGCTTACCGAGCAAATAACCTCTCTGACTTAGCCTCTGCGTCTACAGCTAGAACGAACCTCGGCCTTGGAGACATGGCTACGCAAGCCTCTAATTCGGTCTCTATCTCTGGAGGCTCGATAACGGGCATTACAGACCTTGCTGTGGCAGATGGTGGTACAGGTGCATCCAACATCACTGACGCGCGTACGAACCTCGGAGTGCCCTCTACGACGGGTTCTGGTGCTACAGGAACCTGGAACATCGACATCCTTGGTTCTGCTGGCAGCGCAACTACAGCGACTTCAGCGACAACCGCGACAAACCTATCCGGTGGTGCTGCTAATCGTCTAGCCGTACAGACTGCTTCTGACACGACAGGTTTTGTAACTGCGCCTTCTAGCTCAGGGACATACCTTTCTTGGAATGGGACTGCCCTAACCTGGGCAACTCCAGCGGGAACGGGTGACGTTGTAGGCCCATCTTCTGCGACTGCAAACCAGATTGCATTGTTTGACGGTACGACCGGCAAGTTAGTTAAAGCGGCCTCTACGACTGGCGTATTGAAGGCTGTAAGCGGTGTTATCTATGCAGCAACGTCAGGCACAGACTATGCCCCTGCAACGTCAGGAACGGGCATTCTTAAGGGTGACGGGGCAGGAGCGTTTGCTACCGCATCATCGGGGATTGATTATGCACCGGCCACAACCGGAACAGCGATTCTTAAGGGTAATAACGCAGGTGGCTTTGCAAATGCGGTGTCGGGTACAGATTATGTTCCGATCAGCGGGACAGGCGCGACAGGAACTTGGGCGATCTCGATCTCAGGCGTAGCTAATAGCGCGACAAGTGCAACAAGTGCGACAACCGCAACCAATCTTGCAAGCGGTGGGACAAACCAGATCCCTTACCAGACAGGATCGGGAACGACAAGTTTTATTGCAGGCCCGACAGTAAGTTCGACTTACCTCTCGTGGAATGGATCAGGCTTTGTTTGGGCTGCTGCAAGCGGTGGCGGTGGGACGACAACCAATGCAGCAACCTTTAACAACTCTGGTTCTGGTGATTCTTCTGGAATCACTTTCGACGGTTCTGCTGCTAGGACGATTAGCTACAACACGATAGGCGCTCCGTCTACAACAGGAACCAATGCTTCTGGTTCATGGGGTATTTCGGTTACAGGAACTGCTGCAAATGTTGCAGGCGGTGCTGCTAACAAACTGCTTTATCAGTCTGGGTCAAATACAACCGCATTTGCAGACGCTCCTGTTAGCTCAGGTACTTACCTAAAGTGGAATGGGACAGCATTTGCCTGGGACACGCCTTCAGGCTCTGGTGATGTTGTAGGCCCATCTTCTGCAACAGACGGTCAGATAGTGCTTTTTGATAGCACGACCGGCAAGTTAATTAAGGCTGGAACAACTTCCGGCATCTTAAAAGCATCTTCAGGTGTTGTTTCTGCTGCCACATCGGGAACTGACTACGCCCCTGCAACATCGGGCACGTCGATCCTAAAAGGCAATGGTTCTGGTGGGTTTAGTAATGCAGCGTCAGGGACGGACTACGCTCCTGCGACAACAGGTACATCTTCTCAGTTGTTAGGTAGTGATGGTTCTGGAGCGTTTTCTAACGTCACAGTAGGATCAGGTCTTAGTTACGCTGCCGGAACCCTGTCTGCGACAGGTGGCGGTGCTGGTGGGCCTATCTTAGAATCGCAGATACTTATTTCTTCTAACGTGACATTAACGAGCAATACAAACGGTTTGTCGGTCAGTCCGGTGACTGTTGCGGCGGGGTATGCTGTGACGGTTCCAGATGGTCAATCTTGGATGGTCTTAGGATAAGCTATGAGCAAAATCAAACTTCAGGGTAACGCATCTGGAACGGGGACTACAACCGTCCAATCTGCAAACACCTCATCTAACCAGACGTTTACGCTACCAGGCACAGATGGAACCTCTGGACAGTTTCTGTCTACAGACGGTTCAGGCAATCTGTCCTTTGCGACAGGTATAACGTCTGCAAGTTTGGGTACTGGTGTACAGACTTGGTTAGGCACTCCGTCATCATCTAACCTGGCAGCGGCGGTTACAGACGAGACAGGCTCTGGCTCCTTAGTCTTTGCAACATCTCCCACCTTGGTAACCCCTTTACTAGGCACACCGACATCAGGAACACTTAGTAACTGTACGGTAGACGGTACTAACAAGGTTGGCTATATTGGTGCTCCACAAAGCACGAACACGACCGTGGCTGCAAGCGATGCAGGCAAGCACATTTACTTCACGGGCGGATCGACTGCAACGCTTACAGTAAACACAAATGCGACAACTGCGATTGACGTAGGTACAACGATTCTTGTTGTTAATAACAACTCTGGAAACCTAACGATTTCCGGTGCTGGCGTGACATTTCAGCTAGCAAACGGCGCAACTGGCAATAGGACAGTAGCGACAAAAGGCATGGCTACGTTGTTGAAAGTAGCAACTGATACTTGGTATGTTTCTGGTGCGGGAGTAACCTAATGGCTGGCGCATTATCGGCAATGATTGCCGCTGCCTTTTCTGGTAGCGGTGGCGGCGGCTACACAGTCGTCCAAACCTTTACCGCTACGTCTACTTGGACTTGCCCTACTGGTGTTACAGAGGTTGATTATTTGGTTGTTGCTGGTGGTGGAGGTGGTGGGCGATATAGCGGCGGCGGAGCCGGTGGTTTTAGAACAGGAACAGGTTTAAGCGTTACAGCGGGCAATGATTATACAATTACTGTAGGTAGTGGTGGGGCTGGGTCAGCGTCAGAAACCCCATCAGGTTCTGCTGGTCAAAACTCATCTATCGCTGGTTCTCCTATTGCGGAAAACCCGTCTGGCGCTGGAACAAACACCTTTAAGGCTTATGGTGGCGCTGGGGGAGTCTCATCTGGTAACGGTGCAAACGGAGGTTCTGGAAGCGGTGGCGGGTGGTCATCTGGAACTGGGGGTACTGGAAACACTCCAAGCACCTCTCCTTCTCAAGGTAATAACGGCGGCTCAGGAACTAACAATGCGACTTCCTATTCAGGTGGAGGTGGTGGTGGTGCATCGGCTGTTGGAGTAAACGCAACCAATACGGTAGCCGGTAACGGCGGCGCAGGTACGGCATCAACTATTTCTGGCACTTCTGTAACTTATGCCGGAGGTGGTGGTGGGTCAACTTTTAGAACCGCAGACACTATAGGCACTGGAGGGTCAGGCGGTGGCGGCAATGGGGGTAAGTATGACCCTTCTGGGGTGACTGGCACTCCAGCAAATCCAAATACCGGCGGGGGGGGTGGCGGGGGTGGCGCAACAACTGGAAATAGTGGCGGCTCCGGCATTGTTATCCTCAAGTACACCGTACCAAGCCAAACTGTATTTGTGTTCAAAGGCACTACACAATGGACAGTGCCAACGGGTGTGACTAGCGTTGACTATCTTGTGGTTGCTGGTGGTGGTGGTGGCGGCGCTGGTAATGGTGGTGGGGCAGGTGCCGGTGGATTTAGAACAGGAACAGGAGTGTCGGTTACTGCTGGCACTAATTACACAATTACAGTTGGCGGTGGAGCTAGTGGCGGCAGTGCAAATACACAAGCACCTAGCGGTTCAAATTCTTCTATCGTAGGGGGTTCGTCACCTTCGCCGTTCGCATCACCTGGAATAGTTTCTACTGGTGGCGGTGGTGGAGGGTGCGGGTCTTTTGGTACTGCCGGTGCTGAATCGGGTGCGAATGGTGGTTCTGGTGGTGGCTCTGGTTCTAGTGGCCCCGCACCTGGAACGGCGGGAACAGGAAACACTCCATCTGTAAGTCCGTCACAAGGTAGCAGTGGAGGTACTGGCGCAAGTTCTGATAACGGAGCAGGCGGAGGTGGTGGAGCCTCTGCGTTAGGCGCTAATGGTGGTAGTGGTTCAGGCGGTAATGGTGGTAATGGAACCGCTTCATCAATTACGGGAAGTTCTGTGACTTATGCTGGTGGCGGCGGTGGTGGAACAAACAGTTCTAAAGCTGGGTCGGCTGGTACTGGAGGCACAGGCGGAGGTGGAAACGGCGGGAAAACAGGGGTTGGAACTGCTGGCACAGTCAACACAGGTGGTGGTGGCGGTGGTGGTGGCAGAAACGGCTCAACAAATGAGGCTGGCGGCGCAGGCGGCTCCGGTATCGTAATCATCAAAACCAATCAATAACATGACTACAAAAGTTTACAAATTCCTTGGAATTGATACAGCCATGCACTTACTTCGTCCAGGAGCCAAGTGGGAAATCAGTAACAACGTGTTTACTCGGTGGGATGATCCACGCCCATGCCCAAGCATCGAAGAAGTGTATTGGGTCATTGACAAGATCAGAGAGTTTGAGGACAGCATCCCTACGATCTACACAGACGAGCAACTAAAAGAGATGGGCATTGCCAAAGAGGAATTTGAACGTGCAGTTGCATAACTTATTCCCGATTCCGGTTGGCTTTGCAGAGCTTGGCAGACCTCTGAGCGATGAGGAGTTGTTCTTCATCCGCGAGCTGCCAACACGACCCAACATGGGTAACACCACAAGCACGAACAACTTTGTACTGCGTGATCCTGCGCTGACAAGCCTTCGTTCGTTCATAGAAGATGCGGTGTCGGATTACTTCAAATCTACAGTCAATCCCAAGCACAACGTAAGCCTGAGAGTGACGCAAAGCTGGTGTAACTACTCAGAACCTGGGCAATACCATCACAAACACGCACATCCTAATAGCTACATCTCAGGCGTGTTCTACGTTCAGACGAATGACAATGACAGGATTTACTTTTACAAAGATGGTTGGCAGCAGATCAAGTTCCCGCCTGAGCAGTGGAACCCGTATAACTCAGAGTCTTGGTGGTTTGAAGCTACAGCAGGAAAGCTGATTCTGTTTCCATCGTCACTGACGCACATGGTTCCTGAAGTCAAAGGCGATGACACTCGGATTTCACTATCGTTTAACACCTTCCCAGTCGGTGTTGTCGGGGAAGAAATGGATTTAACCGGATTAAAGCTGGAGGCGTAGATGGCTCACTTTTGCAAGCTAGACGAAAACAACATCGTCACTCAGGTGGTTGTTGTCGATAACAAAGACACCAGTGATGCTTCTGGTATTGAGAAAGAACATATCGGCGCTGCACACCTAGAGAAGATTCTTGGTGGTACTTGGAAGCAGACCTCGTATAACGGCAACTTCCGCAAGAATTACGCTGGCCTGGGTTACACCTACCGCGAAGATATAGACGCTTTCGTAGCGCCAAAGCCCTTTGCTAGTTGGCTTCTAAACGCTGATGCACAGTGGGAAGCGCCAGTAGCGATGCCTACAGACGGGAAGATGTACAGTTGGGATGAGTCAACCGTTAACTGGGTTGAGGTAAACAATGGCTAACGTCTTAAATGCTGCTACCGCTGGAACCTCGATTACGTCTGACAACACAGACATCCTAGAGATCAAGACAGCAGGTACGACAGCAATTACCATCTCTGCTGCACAAGCAGCAACCTTTGCTAAACAGTTAGCACTAGCATCTACCTCATCTCAGATCGGCGCAAAGCTACAAGGCGTGGTTGAGACCATCACAGTCTCTGCTACAGCAGCCACAGGTACGATTAACTTTGACACGACAACTCAAGGTGTCCTGTACTACACAACGAATGCCTCTGGGAACTTCACAGTTAACTTCAGAGCATCTTCGGGCACTTCACTGAATACTGCAATGGCTACAGGCGAAGTCCTAACCTGTGCCTTTCTGGTGACGAATGGAGGCACTGCTTACTACAACTCTGCTGTACAGGTTGATGGTTCGTCAGTAACTCCTAAGTGGTTAGGCGGTACTGCTCCTACTGCGGGTAACGCTTCTTCTATAGACGTTTACTCCTACTCCATCATCAAGACTGGATCGGCTACGTTTACGGTCTTGGCTTCTCAGTCTCGGTACGCATAATGCCGATCTTAGAAGCATTAGGAGGAGGGTCTGTTAGAGGCTTTGGCCCAGGATCTGGTGCTAGAGGCCCGTCTACCATTGGTGAGTTTTGGCAGGGTGGTTACTACGCAGGACAAATAGCATTTGGCGGCAACACTTACTATCTTTTAGTTTCTCCTGCCGCTTCAGGACAGTCACAACAACTATGGGCTACAACGCCATTGCAAACATCTTTAGGTTTATCGACCTATGATGGGGCAACCAATACGTCTGAGCTGAATTCAGCGACATTTCCTGCTGCTCAATGGTGTGCTGGCCTAACGATTAATGGGTACTCGGATTGGTATCTGCCTGCGCTTTATGAGTTAGAGATTTGTTATTACAACCTAAAGCCAACGACTGACAATAACGTAACAACTGTAGGCTCTAATGCTTATGCAGTGCCTGCAAGAGGTTCTAACTACACAACAAGCGTTCCAGGCCAAACCTCTGTAGTAGCTTTCAGAGAGGGCAATTCAGAGGCTTTTGCATCGGGATCGGGGCAGCGCACATGGACAAGTACAAATCCAAGTTCTACGTCAATATCGGCTAGGCGCATTACAATGGATGATGGCACTCAAGCCACTAATGATAAAGATTTCAATTACTACGTCAGAGCCATTCGTAAAGTCCTAGTGTGAGGTTGTTATGTCGCCGGAACAGAAGTCAGATGTACTTACGGAGGTTGTAAAAGCAACACCTCCTGTAGTCATTACAACCGCTGTAACTGTTGGCGGTCTGACGCTAAACGAATGGGTGGCAGTTGCTACCTTGCTCTACATTGTGTTACAGTCCGGCTGGCTTGTCTGGAAATGGTTCCATGCCATAAAAGATAAGAAGAATGAAGCACAATCTTCCGATAGTTAAAGTAGTTTGGGAAGATGCCTGCCACGAC